GAGGCTCCAGAGGGGGGCGCAAGGCGCGTGCCGGTCGCCGTGTACTCCAGCTCCCCAACCACGAACCCAGTCTCGTCCGGGGTCCACCCCATCTGCGTGCGGGTGCGGTCGGATACAAAGCGCTTCTGCAGATTGCGGATCGACGACGCGAAGTAACTCATGAGATTGTCCAGTTCCTTGTTGATCGCAATGACGCCATGCTTGAGCAGCATGTCACGCATCTTCTCCTTGGTCAGCAGGTGGGTGACGGGGGCCACGAAGCGCCGGATACCGTCGTGGGGGGTGTGCAGGTTGACGCCCACCAGCTCACCCTCGCCTTCGCCCTGCACCGTCATATCGAAGAAGCGGCCAGACAGATAGAGATCGTAGCGGTAAATCTCCAGTTCAAGGGGCTCGCCCTCCTTGTCCTTGGAGCGCATGTAGACGCCGCCGTTGACGCCGCGGAAGTAGGGGAACGGGTACTCCGGGATCTCCACCAGCACGGAACCAACGCCGTCCTGCTCCCCATCGGGGCTCAACTGCTGTTCGACGACGTATGTGGCGTTCACCGCTGCCGCAGCTTCCACCTTGCGCCCCAGCATGATGGGGCTGCTGATAGCTTGTGTGCAGCCTGCGCAGCCCGATGCGTGGTTGGCCCGATACCACTCGCAGGTCATGGGACCTGCGGTGCCCTCCGCCTTGCGCAGCGTCGCTTCGAACGAGTAGCCGGGGTGCGGACGTGACAGCGTGTGGATGGCCGACTCGGCATCCTCGCAGCGCCATGCAATCGACAGGGCCGCGCGCCAGAGGGGCTCCTCCAGCGTAGCGGCGTTCTGCACCGCGTTGGTGATCTGTGCGCAGCCACTGCCCTTGAGACTGCGGCGCACGATGCGCGCGAAGTTCGTGACCGGGAACTCCCCAGCGGCGAGGCCGCGGGTCATGTCGTCCGTGCCGTACGCCCGCGCTGCGCTCAGATCAACAGCCGTGATGGGGGCCGGCGGCAGGCAGGCTTCCAGTGCCTCCAGCGAGATCAGAATGCCTGTGTGGACGACCTGCACGGGCAGCGGCGGGTCTTGTTTGAAGTTCGACGTATCCGGGCAGCGCAGCACGCGCGCCATGTCCGCAGTGAGGCCGGCGTCCGTTGCGAACGCTTCGTCGAGACACAGCCGCTTGAAGCGCTCCGCCAGCACCTTCCACTGCTCGGCGCCGACCGGCGCGATCAGGGGCCAGTAGACGTGCAGGCCCCGCCCGGAGTTGACCACGTAGGGCAGCGGCAGGCCGGTGCGGTTGATGAATGCGCGCAGCTTCTGCGCAGCATCGGCTTGATCGACGTAGGGCTTGCCGGGGCCGCAGTCGAGATCGAGAAAGATACAACGTACGGCGTCGACGTTGGTGCCCTTGCGGTTGCCGCGTTCTTTGAACGTTGCCAGTGCGAAGTAGGCATCCCTGCCCTCGCTGTGGATCACCGCGGCGCGGGCTTCAAGGTCTTGTATGGAGTCGTGAAATGTCTGCCGTACTTCGGGGGGTACATCCGGCTCGCCGTCTTCCCCCGGACGCCCGGGGCGAATCGACACGGCGCAGTAGATGCCTTGTGGCGGCAGTACGGCTGCGTAGAAAGATTGGGTCACAGGTCCTCACGGTAGGTTGAGAGGAACGGAAGAAAAAGGGGCAGCGGTCCGTGGGCCGCGGTGTCGGAACGGGATCAGCGCTCCCTAGCCCGCAAGGGGTGAATCAGGCTGCGAGCTTGTAGTCGCTGGTCAACCGGTGCATCTTGGCAAGCTGGGCTTCCCGAGGGCGGTACACCCCCGAGAACCAGTTGTAGACCGTCATGCGCGACACGCCCATATCACGGGCGACGCGCGTTACGGGAATCCCTGCCTTGATGCACGCCCGGGCGAACTGAATCTCCGGGCGCCTACCGTCGGCCTTCTCCACAGCCTTCACAAAGGCGTAAGAGTAGCCGCGGGCATCAGGCATCGTCGCTACCCCACTCGTCGAGCAGCGCGCCAACGTCCTTCACAGGCGTGACGACGGGCTCTGCCTTGGGCTTCGTAGTGCGCTTGGCAGGCTCCGGTGCGGGGGCCGCGGCGGCAGGAGCCGGCGCAGGTGCGGGGGCCTCGGGCTCAGGCTGCGAGAACGCAGCAGGCAGGGCGGGCTGGGGCTCCTTGCGGAACACCTTGAACTCGACCGCCTGCTTGGCATCCTCCGACGCACCCTGCGCACGTGCCGCGTTGAGCTCCTCGCGCGACAGCGGACGCACGGCACGGAACTTCAGCACCGGCACGCTCTCGGACGTGTCGAAGCGCGCCTCAGTCACGACACCAGAGATAGGCACCCCGTGGCCGGCGAGGAACTTGCCGTACGCCTGCAGCGGCATCTTGTCGCCCTCGGCCTTGCCGAACAGGGACTTGGCCGGCAGTTGCAGGCGGTAGACGTTGCCGTTGATGTCGTTGTCCAGCACCACAGCCAGCCGCTGGTTGAAGCGGCACGCGCGGGAGTCGTTCTGGCCGGAGCCCTTGACGTTCTGCGGACACGTAGCGCACGACAGGCTCTGGCGCTTGGCAGCGTCGGCTGCGGGCGCCTTGCCGTCGGGCGAGTAGCACACCGGTTCAGAGGATTGGCCCTTGACGTAGGTGCCTTCGTAGTAGACGCGCGAGACGTGCGGGGCCGCGTTGACGATGACCATGTTCATCGCACGGTCCTCATTCTTGGCGATTTCCTCGCCGCCCACGATCATGCGCCACACACCGCCTTCGATGGAGATCGCCTTGCCTTGGGCACCGCCGGCAAGGCGGCGGGTCATTTCATCAGCGCCCTCGCGGAGGTAATCCGGAACGAGGCCACCAGCGGAGAAGAGAGAGATTTCGTTTGCCATTTTGATTCAGTTGTTGAGGTTGGGATGGATTGAGTGGGGATGCATTATTTCACGCAGATTTCCTCCGTACGACGATGGAATACTTGGAGTCGACGTTCAGGCCCTCGGGCACCTTGTCAGGGTTCTCGGTGAGGAACGCCTTCATGTTGGTCTGGTGGATGCGCTGCTCCAGCAGGTCAATGGCATCGTGGGTACGGATGAACTGGCGCATGCGCTCCCAATCCGACGTCCAGTAGCGGGTACGCACCGTGCGGGAAAACGTACCGTGCGCAGTCTTGCCGCCGTCCTGCCCGGTGCGCTTGCACACTTCCAGCAGTTCGGCTTCGATGGCATCCATGCTCGATTCGAGAACAGCATCCTGCTCTTCGAACTGGCGCTTCAGCTCCGCGCGCTTGTCGCGCATCTTGATGTAGACGGTGACGAGCTTGTCAGCGTCGTAGGTCTTGGTTGTGGCTTCGTTGCTCATGATGTATCTTAGGTGGCTTGGGGAATGGAATTGTACACAGTCAAAGTACGCCGTCAAGAGAGTTCTTGGCGGTAGAGGTCAACAAGACCTTGATGCAAGTCAACCTTGCCGTCGAGCAGGGCGTATAGCCTGCGCTCCACAGGACTGCCTTGCAGCCGCACGACCGTGACCTTGTTGGTCTGGCCGGCGCGGTGTGCACGTGCGTTGCCCTGCAGGTAGAGTTCCGCTGAAGCCACGGGGCCCCACCAGACGACCGTATCAGCGCGGGTAAGGGTAATCCCGTGCGCTGCAGCCTGCGGAATAATGAGGACCACTTTTGGGTCGTCCTCGGTCTGGAAGCGTTTGATGATGTCGGCGCGGGCGTTGCCGTTGACGCCGCCGTGGATGGCTTCCACGGACAGGTTCGCTTTGACGAGCGCTTGGTGCAGGGTGTCCAGTGCATGCCTGAACGGCACGAACACGATGACCTTGTGCGTCGTCTGCGAGATCACGTCCAGCAGCTCCGCAACCCGGTTGGACATGTCGAACTCGATCACGTCGTGGTCGTCGGTGTACGCCACCCCCTGCGAAATCTGCAGCAACTTGTTGATCAGCGACGCTGCGTTCACCGCGGTGATCTGCGCGCCTGCAGCGGTGACTGCCATGGCGGTGCGCACCTTCTGGTAGTAGATCATTTGCTGCGAAGTGAGCGGCACTTCGCGTGTGGTGTACAGCATGTCAGGGAGATCGAGGCACTCCTCCTTGGTGAACCGGATGGCAGGTTGGAGCACCTTGAACACGGTGTCCTGCGCATCGCGCTTTGCAGCCCATTTGAACTGCGTCACCTTGTACATCACCATGTCGCGGAACGCGCCGAAGTATTTGGGCACCCGTTCGGGCGCCACGAGCTTGGCCAGCCCATACGCATCGACAGGGGACTGCGATGCAGGCGTGCCCGTCATGAGCCACAGGCGGGTCTGCGGTT